GGCGTATACGGGCTACAATTGTCGATAGTGGCAAAGTGGCTGTAAAGGTTCCATCTTCTTTGTATTGAATGTCTGTGTTTTCTGTGTCGTTGCCATCATACATTTCGTAATCTCCAAGGTCAAACTTAAACCTTGATTGTTCTCCACATGCTGGGCATTGAATTTTTGCTTTGTAGTCTTTTCCGTATGCTGAGGCTCTAGCGAATACGATGATTGCATTTCTGTCTCCGACATACAAGTGTCGAGCGTTAATGTCTTTGTCAATAATCAAATTTTGAATGAGTCGATCAATTGCCAAGCCTTTCTTTAGCAAAGATCTGTTCGTGAGAATATCTTCGTCTTTGGCTGTCATGTATCTTATTTCAATAGAGTCTTTTCCACACAACGGATGACCCTCGGGATACCTTCCTTTTGAGGGTAATTCAACAAATTCGCTTGGTGTAACGAAATCCATTGGATTTGCCATTTGTGGCGCGTCCTCTGATGGGGTTGGTTTGTGACCGCCCATTAATCGGTCTTCATTGCTTCTTCTCATTTAATCTCCGAGTTTAGTCTTTTTCATCTAGCTGAGCCCAGTCATAGGCTACATCTAGTGTATATTCTACGAGGTCATCTTGTCCATAATCCAAGTCTCCCCAAGATATTTTTGAAATTATTGGGTTGTAAATGGTCCACGTCTCTGTTTTTTCGCCTGCTGCATTGACCTGATGTATTTTAAAGGATGAGCGATTGGCTTTGTTTGGCGATGATCCAAAAGATAAGTCGATCATAGCAGCTTTTTCTGGTGATACAACCTTTGCTAGAGATTCGATTCCTGAGCTGATCTCATTTGGAGTTACGTAGCCAGATGCAAGAAGCATTTCCCAGAGGGTTTTGCTAGTAGATCTTGGATTTGACTTCATAGCCGTACCACCAACCACTGCTTGTCCGCTTCCCCAAAGACCAGCATCAACAAATTTAATACTTATGTTCTCCCATTTTGGAATTCCGGGATACTTGTAAAAGTGATTGATCATCTGATATTCTTTTGTTTCAATTGTTACTGCAGGCTTAGAAACAGAAGAGACGGAATACAATATGCCTCCCGTCCCCATTTCTACATAGAATTTGTTTTTTCTTTTTGGTTCTGTAGCTGCGTTAGACCACCAACTCATTTAAAGCTCCTTGTTAAGCACCTGGAAGTTTAAATTTATATTCGTCGCCTTCAGTCTTAAGCTTTGCCCAGTCGTACATAACAGTCAATTGAATCTCTGAGAGATCATCTGAATCATATGACAACTCGCTGAAGTTTACTGCAGTAAAGAAAGGGTTGTGTAGTGTCCAAGTTTCGACAGCATTTCCGTCTGCATCAATTTGGATAATTTGAAACTCTCCAACTGCTGCTACAGCTTTTGCCTTGTTAATGGTATTCATAGCTAATGCACTATTATCAACGTAACCAGATTCAGGAAACACATAGCCAGCCAAACTCATAATCTCCAGAGTTTGCTTAGCAGCATCTGGGCTTACAGGGTCGACCAATGTAAGGTTGACATCTTCCCACTTGACGCTTCCGGGATACTTGAAAGTGTGCCCCATAAATTTGTGCTCTGAACCAGCAATAGTCATTTTTGGCTTATCGACTGTCTTTGCCCACCAAATAACTTGGTTGGCTGTCTCTCCAGTGGCTCCACCGAATTGAACTTTAAACCTAAACTTTCTCTTTGGATCTTGTGCTGCTGCACTTAAATTTTCTCCCCAAAAGGCCATGATAATTATCTCCTATTTATATATAATTAGTGGTTTAGACGAAATCTGCACCGGTTTTTGTGATGACAAAGTCAACAACAATATATTCAATCGCGCGAGCTGGCTTGATAAAAATCTTAGCATACATGATATTGCGATCAATAAGATCGGCAGTTGTCGTTGTATCGTCAAGGATCAATTTGTAATCAGAAAGCCCGAATCTAGATTGAACATCAGAAAGGATTGGATTAACCTGCGCCTTAAATCTGTTCCATGTTGATTGTACGTTCTGGTCAAATAGCAAGCTACGAGAAACTGTAGAAACGGCCGCCTTCAAGTAAAGAACCAATCGACGGACATTAATACGATCCAAAGCAGAGGCATCTGCTTGAAGAGTTTTTTGACCAAAAATCACAACACCTTCAGCAGGGAAGGTTGCGATTGGGTTGATATTTATTTCGTACAATAAATCTCTTTCTTTAGAATCAAGTCGTTGTCTTGCTTGAAGAACTCGAGGTCCTCGGGATCCACCGAGAGAACCAAGGCCTCCACGATTAAACCCAGCAGGAGCAAACCACAATTCAGATTGTGCTTGAGACTTGCCCATTGCTCCAAGTCCAGCAACCGAAGGTGGCAACCACACTAGTTGGCCTCCATTAAGATTGTCAGAAACTTGAACATACGGATAGAATGATGCAGCATAAGAAGAGTTAATATTTCTCTGTTTAAGCGACGAAACAGCCGAGGCGACATTCCCTAGGGAGTTAGAGTCTGAGTCTGCAGTATCTCTTTCTGCTAATGGTAGATAGTCATTTTCTAGATCAATAATTGCTAACACATCCTTTCTTTGCTCGGCTACATCAATCATTCTATTGGTAATCAATGGTCTTCTGATGCCTGGCATCAAGAGAAGATTGGCTGGTACCAACTCGGGATCAAGAACAGAATCTAACGCCTTGTTTAAGGTATAGTGTAGATAATTTCCTTGATCATCTCTGGTAGCTCTAAGGTTAATCAAATCGTCTCGTAGTGGTTCTCTCTCTGTAATGTCCCATCCTTCAAATCCGCCGTGAATTGGCATCAAGAATTGACGAACATTTTTATTAAGAAGTGCACCGAAAGAGAATATCGATGAGTGTGAGGTGCCGGCTGCATATGCGCCATCTGTGTAAGTCACAGTATTGAGGCCGGTATCGATCACGATATCATCCAAAGTAAATGTGAAAGAAGTTTGGAAGTCTAAATTAGCTGGAGTAAAGGAGCCTTGTCGACCAGTTCCTGCCGGTAGTCTTCTTAAGTAATCACAGTAATCTGGATCATGTGTTGTTGATGTTGTGCTAATTGCTGGACGAATTCCGTAGTAAGCACGGTAAGGGTCGGCTGCTCCACCTTCTGTTCCGTCATTTCTCAAAGGAATTGATGGGAAATTAAACGATGCTGTGTATGATAATGGACCAAGTACAAAACCATTGGTGGCTTGTGATGGGCCTTTAGGGACGGACCCCGACCCTCTTACATATGCACCAGGGAATTGAGTTAATTGTGAGCCAATGTCTAATGCGCCGGCTGATCCACTTGCAAGAGCAAAGCCTTTTGGTTGAACAGGTCCTTTGAAACCAGCAGGGAGTAATCCTTGTCCGCCGCCGTCTTTAATGAATTGCTTCATTTCAATATAGACAAAATCTGATTGATTTTGAAAGTCGCCGTAGGTTCTGTAACGACGATCTAAGTCACTCCACTCTTGATATTGATCTCCGATTCTTTTTGCAACATAATCGGGAGATGATGGGTTTAAATTACATCCAACATATCTTTCTACAGTTTGCCCGCTTTTGCTTTTAACGCAAACGGTAAACGTACCAAATGGGTTAACTACTGCGTTTTGAGGCTCGGAAATTTGCTCAATAGAGATCATGTATTCTTTTTGAATATCTTCTCCAACATGAAGTGATACAAAGCGGAATATGTCTCGTTGAGTCCTTTCTTTCTGACACACAACAAACCCTGTTTGCGCTTCAGCAGCAGCTTCTCTGTGGTATGACCAGTTTGTGTTATTAGCTGAGCCACTAGCCAGTGGTAAAATAAGTCCATATACACCACCTCCACTTTTTGTATTTAAGGTTGTCAATTCGCGAGTAAAAGTTTCTCCCAACCAGTAAGTTTTTAACTGCGTAGAATCAACAGTAGTTGCGTTAATCATTTGTGGATTAGTATTGAATACAGAGCGGATGTATTTTGACGAATTTCGGTCAAAGTTGAAAGACAGACTTTCATTCGGCGCTGCGGGATCTGTTTCATCAAAAATACTTAATGTAAATTCACAACTAGGGCCAGTACTTTTAATGAATGCCGCAGAATTAGTTTGATCTGCGTCTATTAAATTAGCTACGTGATTACTACCTTGTCGAGAACCTTTAAGGGCTACATAACCTTTGTTTACATAGAAAACAGCACCCAAAGAACCAGTACCCAAATTAGCAGAACCAGACTCAATCAAGAATAATCCATAAGCAGTGCTATTATTAGCAACAACAGGGCTCATAGTTCCCGTGAGGTTCCAACCAGCCTCTCCAAATCCAGATGCGCTGGGTGCATTATCTCCTGCCAATCTGACTATTGTCACAGGGGATTCTTCAGACGCCAACCATGCTTGGGCAGCATAAGAAGCATATGTAGGGCCAACTGTGTTCCCTTCTCGCCACACATCTCCCATTGCGCCGTTACCACCAGGAACTGGTAGTCCAAATACAGACACAAAGTCATCAAGGTTGCGAACTTTCACTGGCTTGTTTGCCGGTCCTTTTCTAGTACGGCCAATAATA